GCTTGTTTCTTCATTGATGCTGACAATCTTTGTTGAGTGTGCGTTGGCTGTGTCGTGGTCCGACGATAGAACTAGGCGCATTATCTCCTCTTTGGATTCTGCGTCCAGCTCTACGTCAAACTCATACGTTCTTTGAAGTCTGATCTTGTATTTCATAGGAATATGCCGATTGCCATGGCCAGCATAGCGATGCCAATCAATAGCAAGATGAATTCAAATATCCCTGAGCCGCCGCGATGACAATGTTCGATTGCCTGTGCGTACTCTGCCGAGTTTGGAAATGCCTCGTTGAGTGTGCGTGGGTAGCTCCGTGTTGTGTCGTTGATTTCGTTCATTGCTCCACCTTTTTAAAAGTTACTGTTTTGCCTTGTTGTTTTTGGTAAAGAACTTCAAACTCTGCTTGCTCCTGTGAGTAAACTGTTTGCAATAGCTTGCCATTGTCTTTGTAAACTTTCCAGACTGGCTTACCGTCCAGCCGCCCAGTGTCTGGCAGGTATTCTTGTTTCTTCTCATCAAAGAATGACCAGCCTTCCCAGCGTTTGCGCTTGTCGTCGCAGTCAATGACCAGCGAATAGGCTCGCGATCCAATCATCAGAAAATTATGGTTGCGCTCGAAGCTACCGTGCCCAATCTCGCCACTGGCGTATTGCCCATACTTGGGGAATAAAACGTACCAGTGGTTACGGTCAAGGTCAACGATCAATTCCAGCTTGTGCGTGCGCAGTTCTACGTCAAATCTTTTCATTGTGTAATCTCCATTCTTTTTTCATGCCTTCCATAAAGAAGTCCCATGATTTTGATTTCGGCGTGTAAAACGTTGAGGCTATTTCTTCCAGCTCATACAGTTCAATAAGGTTTTTGTTTGCCTGAAAGTAAGAACAGCCAAAGGCGTAAGGCGTGAATTCTCTTTTTTTATCGGGGTTCATATCAGTCCCTTGTCAATGCTTCTGGTTGCAGAACTTCTACGGTCTCTTGCTCGAATCGCAGCTCATCGCCGTCTGGTTCTGTGGTGAAGAGATCGTGTGCGGTTGCAATAGCCTCTTCCTGTGAGTCGGCTAGCACGCGAACAGATTTAACGATGATTGCTCGAATAATCACTTCATAGGGTTTCATTTTGCGCTCCTTGCGTAGTTGATTCCATCTCTCCAGATAAGCCATGCGTCACACACCGACGTGTAATCGCCCATTGCCAGCTCGTCGTCAATGACGTCGTGGTCAATGCCAGCCTTCTCCATTTGTAAAAACTTAATGACGCTTTGCCTTGGTACGGCCGCGCAGTTCAAGCGGTAGGACTCAACAAAAGCCCATTCCATGTGTGTGAGTTCTTCGGTCATGCGGCCTCCAGTCGTTGGACAATATTCAGCGCGGCTTCGTAGGTTCTTTTGTCTTCCTGCCACTGCTCATCAGTGATGCCGCCTTCATGTTCTTCCACAAAGTAGCGGGCCAGCTCCAATGCGTAGCCCAGCGCGTTTATCTGTGCTTGGGTCAATGTTTTCATAGTTTTCTCCTGTGCGTGGACTATTCCACCCAAAGCTCCGACCCGCGAAGCTTCAGGTGTGACAGTCTCAATATTCCTCGGCGTAGTCTTCCAGCGTGGTGATCAGGCCGTCGAAGTCCTCGGTTGGGCCCAGCACTGAGGCCATGGCGAAAACGATGGTGCGGTCGTATTCTTCGCAGAGGCTCTCAAGGTAGGCGCGGCGGTTTGCGAATCCGTTTGCTTGGTAGTCGGTCATTTTGGTTGCTCCTGTGTGTTGTGTGAATGGTCTATCTATCAGGTATATTAGAAGGCGTCAAGCGTTTTTTGCGTGTGCGTGATCTGGTCAGTGTTGGCGGCCTTCGGCGCGGCCTTGCTCCCAGAGGTGCAAGATTTCTTCGCGGTGCTGTGGCTCGGCGGCCAGCTGGCAGGTCAACCAAAGCCGAAAAGTGCGGGCGGCGTCCGGTGTCTTGGCCTTCTCGAATTTGTATCCTTGGCGGATGATGTAGGCGGGGGCGTGGCTCATGCTTCGGCCTTTGCGATGGCGGCGCGGATTGTGGCCAATGCTTTGGCAACGGCTCCAGCTTTGTAGATGTTGCTTTCCTCGTGGTCTTCCACGAATGGCAGGGCGGTACATAAGGCGTTGAGCAGGTCGGGCGCGGCGGAGATTAGTCGGGCGTTACTGTTTCCCATGGGTGAGGGCTCGCATACCGTGAAGCCGTCCGCGTCGATGATTGCGCGGTAGCCGATCTCGCGGCCTTCTACGTTGTAATCAATAAGCCAAGGCGCGGCGGCCTGTGCGTGTACTGGGTGCGTCATGTTCTGCCCTTCAAAGTGTTGCGCGGTTTGCGAGTGCTTCGCCGATCATTCCTGAGCGGCTCAGGTGGTCGATAAAGTCAATAAAAGCGCATCGGGTGTTTGTGGTGTACATCTTGCCGGTGCCTGCGTGGTCGCGGATTTGTTTGCGGTTTGCTTCTGGGTGTGCGTCCCAAAATGCGGCGCGAATTTGTTTCTGGTTGGTGTAGGTCATTGCTTCGGCTCCTTAGTAAACGCAAATGCCGCGGGAGTAGTACGAGGCTACATCTTTGCCCTCTGGCACGTCTTGCGGGCGGATAATGTATAGAGCGGCTCCGCGTGGGTCGGTCTGCACGTAGAAAGACAAGATCGGATCTTCTGCGCGGGGTTGGCGAATGTTGCGGGCGTGCATGATGTCGCGCAGGCGCTTGAGGGCTCCAGTCTCGCGGTCGGGGAAGCGTGAGAGGCGGCCAGTGTGCGCGCTTCTCCAGTATGTGAGGCCGGTCCATTCGTTGCGCTCAACGCATCCGCCGCAGGTGCCGCATTCCAGCTCGTGCCAACGTTGCAAAGTCATGCTGATTCGGCGGAGCTTGTCGGCTTCTTCTGTGGTGAATCCTAAGCCGGTCAGTGTGTCCAGCTGGTGTGTTTGTCTCATTGCTTCTTTGCGGTTCATGGTGTGGGCTCCTCAAATAAAAGTCAGGGTAAGGGTTGCGCAGTCTGCGTGAAGGTCGCACACCTCGCACAATGCGAAGTCGTCGCCGTGGTTGATCACGTCCCAAATGCCGACCTTGGGCGCTTTGTAGTGGTGGTGGCGCGGTAGGTTTTGCTCGAAGGCGCGAAGCTGGGTGCAGTCCTCATCGCTCAAGCCTGATTCGTCGCCGTTAATGATGGCGCTCACAAAGTGCGCGGCCATCTTGAAAGTGTAAATTTCCGGTTTCATTGTGGGCTCCTTAGAAAAGTGACATAGTGGTGTCGACGTCGGGACTGCGCGGCTGGATCTCCAGCTTGAACAGCTCCACCTCTGTGGGGAAAGGGTTCTTCGGCTCGAAGGCGGCCAGCTTGTCAGGACTGCAAAAGAAGGCGACGTCGCCATCTGTCCGGTGGTGTGTGCATTGCTCCAGCTTTGGGCAGACAAGGCCCCAAGCGATACCGCGGCAGGTTTTCATTGTGAAACCTCCAGAATGTTTGAGATTGTGTTCAGCAGGACGTGCGCGGCCGTGAGCATGGGCACGCGGTCACGCGAAGGCAGGCGATTAATTGCGGCGTGCATTTCCATAAAGGCGGCCTCTAAGTCGGTGCCTCGGTCGGCGAAAAGCGGCACGTTGATAACCTTTGCCAGCTGTGCGGGGTTCATTGTTTCTGCGCTCATGTGTTGCTCCTTAGATTGCGAATTCTTCGCGGGCTTGCTCGATGCGATAACCCAGCTTCTGGGCTTCGCGGATGGTCGCCAGTGTCAGCGTCTTGGTGCCTGCGATGCGGGCGAATGTGCGGGCGGTATCGTCGGCGGGGTAGTAGGTTTTGACCCCGTACACTTCACGGGCTCGGACGGTCAGGGTGAGTTGGTTCATGATTAGCTCCAGTTTTTAGCGTATGCGCGAAGGGTTGAAACTCTGGCCTTCCAGCCTTTGATTCCTTGGTGGTGCCATGCGGCAACATCGGACCCAGAGGCCTTTTGTCCAAGCCACTGGCCGCGAGCGGATCCTGCTGTGATCCATTGGCCGATTTGCAAGGCTTGGCGTTGTTCCTGAGTCAGTGCCCAGACATCGACGGGTTTTGTGTATTTCATGGGTGGCTCCTTTATTCGAAAATTTCATCAATGTTGACGCCTGCTTCACGCAGTGCAGTGATCACAGCTTTGGGAAGGCAGAAGTCGCCGTCGTAGTCTGTCAGGTCCAAGCGGCCATCGGCCAGACGTTCGAACCAGAGACCGCCGCCTTCCATTCCGTTCTTGCGGTCCCAAGCGCCATACAGTGCGGCCTCGTCAATTTGAACGTTGCCAAACTCTGGCGAAGTGCCCCATGGGTGCAAAGTTATGTTGAAGTTGTAAGCCATGATTGATTGCTCCTAAGTAAGCCCCCGAAGGGGCGGGGTTGATTAGTTGAGAATGAGGCGGCCAGTAAGACCGAAGGATTGAAGGGTGGCGATAGCGTTCTCGATTGCTTCGCGGCGGGTGTGGCCGTAGAAGACGGGCGGCACATTGGTGCTGGGCAGTGCGCAATCAAACGCGAGAACCCAAGCGGGCGGAACGGTTGCGCGGATCCGTGGGTTGTAGCTCTCGGGCTGGAAGTAGCATTCAGCGTTGAATCGTTTCATTGTGTAGGCTCCTTGGTGGTGTCTAGGGGTCATTCCCTTGGCCTCGTTTATAACAGCATTTATTGCACTTTTTTACAATAAAGTAATTATTTTATAGGGGGAAACCCTTAGATGTGTCGCAACGTTGTGACAGTTTGCCCAGATTGCGGGCGGGTTATTAGCCGAAGGCTTGCAGTTTTTCTTCTTGTTACCCCATAATCCACACCCATGAAGACACTCACCAGATCACAAATCAAAGAGGGGTTAGAACAAATCCCAATGAAGACTATCCTAGGCGTTTCCGATAAGGCGCTCACCCATAAGCAAAAGACATTTGCCAAAGAAGTGGCCATGGGCTCGACTGGTGCCGACGCGTATAGGAAAGCATACGGAAGCAAGGGCAAACCCAAGACGGTAGCCAATGACGCGCACAAGCTCCGCAAACGTCCCGACATAGACGCGACCATTCAGGCTTATGAGGCGGCCATTCAGGCTCAGGCATATCAAACTCCTGCGGGCTTGAGAGCGCTAGTCATTCAAACGTTGGTGAACGTACTCACCGACGAAGAGGCCAAAGACTCGGTGAAGATAGCCGCGGCCAAGACGCTGGGCACCGTGACAGAAGTGGCGGCCTTCACTGAGCGCAAGGAAACGCGGGTGATCACATCGAGCGAGGATACAAAGGCCAAACTGTTGACCAAGCTTCGCGACATGATGAAGGCCAACGCGACCGACGCGACCGTGATTGAAACCGATTCATTGATGGCGGAGCTCGCGGGAAATTCCGCCGCGGCCGAGACCCACCCGTCCCCGACCCCCCAAGCCACGCAGGAGGAGTCCCATGCACAGTTACATACTATCCCACACGAACGATCTGATAATTTTCCCAATCCAGAAGACCCCACCCCTCTCGTACAGGAAGACCCCCCGGTAGGAGATGAAAAATGAAATGGGGGGAGGTATATATAAATCGAAAAATGGTTGCGCCCCGGGTGTTACCAACGTTTGAAGAGTGCTGGAGTAAGGATATGACCAAGGTACAAAGGGAAGTGTTTTTGATTGTGGATGAGTGGTGGAAGGAGTTTGGGTTTAGCCCGTCCTTAAGAGACATTGCTTATCAGCGTGGCAAGAGTTCGTTGCCAAATACGATGAAGATTGTTAATCGGTTATGTGAGTTGGGGGTTTTAAAGAAGCAGGCGGGTAAGGGGAGAACGATCCGGCCGGTTTACATCAACTTTAGAACGTTGGAATAAGTGAAAAAATAAAAAACGTCGCTCCGCGGGTGGCTATTTTGAGGAACGAAGGTATTCATTTTTCTCAAAAAGGTCACAACGTTGTGACACCCATAGGTATAAACCCTAATGAATGAAATAGATACATTGCTAGCTAACCTACCTGTTGCAGAGCAGGAGGCGTTGTTGGCGGAGGTTGAGGAATATAGGCGTGCGGTGGAGCGGGAGGCTGCGCAGGCGTCATTTATTTCTTATATCAAGATGATGTGGCCGGGTTTTGTGGCGGGCAGGCATCATGCGATCATGGCAAAAAAATTCGAGGCTATCGCCAATGGGACGCTGAAGCGGTTGATTATTAATATGCCGCCGCGTCACACTAAGTCTGAGTTTGCTTCGTACTTGTTGCCGTCTTGGTTCCTTGGTCGGTATCCGGGAAAGAAGATTATTCAGTGTTCGAACACCGCGGACTTGGCTGTTGGCTTTGGCCGGAAGGTTCGTAACTTGGTTGACTCGGAGCAATACTCGACTGTATTCCCTGATGTGTCGTTGAGGCAAGATAGTAAAGCGGCCGGCCGGTGGGCTACTAACCAGCATGGTGAGTACTTCGCTATTGGTGTGGGCGGTACGGTGACGGGTAAGGGTGCGGATCTTTTGATCATTGATGACCCCCATTCTGAGCAGGAAGCTGCTTTGGCTTCTGGAGACCCGACGGTATTTGACCGGGTGTATGAGTGGTACACGTCTGGTCCGCGCCAACGTTTGCAGCCGGGCGGTGCTATTGTGATCGTGATGACGCGTTGGGCGGAAAGAGATTTGACCGGCCGTGTGATGAAAGACGCGGCGATGCGGGATTCGTCGGATGAGTGGGAGGTGATCGAGTTTCCCGCCATTCTTCCAAGTGGAAATCCTTTATGGCCAGAGTTTTGGTCACTGAAAGAATTGACGGCCTTGCGGGAGGAGCTTCCCCCGATTAAATGGAACGCCCAGTATCAGCAGGCTCCGACTGGAGAAGAGGGTGCGCTGGTTAAGAGGGAGTGGTGGAAGATCTGGCCAAAGGATGATCCGCCCAGATGCGAATACATTATCCAGAGCTGGGACACGGCGTTTACTAAGAGCACGCGGTCCGACTTTTCTGCTTGTACGACTTGGGGCGTTTTCCATATGAACGAAGATCCCAATGACGTGCACGTTATTTTGCTCGACGCTTTCCAAAAGCGGATGGAGTTTCCGGAGCTGAAGGAAAAAGCTTTGAGCCATTATCACGAGTGGCAGCCGGACACTTGCATTATTGAAGCGAAGGCGGCCGGTGCGCCGTTGATCTTTGAGATGCGGGCGATGGGTGTTTACGTTCAGGATTACACGCCGGTTCGAGGGAATGATAAATTTGTTCGCTTGAATTCCGTGACTGATTTATTCAGTAGTGGTAAAGTGTGGGCGCCGGAGACTCGGTGGGCGAGTGAGGTGATTGAGCAGATGGCGTCGTTCCCTAATGGGGATCATGATGACTTGGTGGACTCAAGCACACAAGCGCTGATAAGATTTAGACAGGGTGGATTCTTGCGTCTCGATTCGGATGAACGCGATGAAGTCCAAAGCTTCCGACGCAAGCGTAGTTATTATTAAGGCCAAATATGAGTATCGAACAATCTCTCAGTCAAGCACCATTAGGTTTGGACAGTCTCGTCATGGATGACATGCCCGCAATTGAAATTGAAATTGAAAATCCTGATGGCGTCAAGATCGGGATTGACGGCATGGAAATTGACTTGCTCCCAGAGGATAGCGAAGAAGATTTTGATGCCAACTTGGCCGAGACAATGTCTGGCGGCGATCTTCAAAAGGTTGCCAGCGATCTGGTTGGTTTAGTTGATGCTGACATTGCTTCCCGCAAAGAGTGGGTTGATATGTATGTCAAGGGTCTTGACGTTCTGGGGATGAAGTATGAAGAAAGAACGGAACCATGGACTGGGGCCTGCGGAGTTTTCTCGACTGTACTCACTGAGGCCGCTGTTCGGTTTCAGAGCGAAACGATTATTGAAACTTTCCCGGCTCAAGGCCCCGTTAAAACAGAGATCATTGGCGCTATTGATAAACTTAAAGAACAGGCAGCGGAGCGTGTCAGGGATGACATGAACTATCAGCTGACCGAAGTGATGACGGAGTACCGTCCAGAGCATGAAAGAATGCTTTATTCACTCGGTTTGGCTGGCGCAGCGTTCAAAAAAGTCTATTTCGACCCAAGTTTGCAGCGTCAAATAGCAATTTTTATCCCGGCCGAAGACGTGATCATCCCTTATGGCGCGTCTAGCCTGAAAACTTCTGAGCGTGTTACGCACATCATGCGTAAAACCAAGAACGACATCAGAAAATTGCAGGTTTCTGGCTTCTATGTTGACATTGAATTGGGCGAGCCACAGCAAATTCACACCGATGTAGAGAAAAAGAAGGCTGAAGATCAAGGTTATTCTCTAACTGACGACGATCGTTACCAAATTCTTGAGATCCACGCAGACTATGACCTGCCCGGATACGAAGATGAGAATGAAATTGCTCTGCCTTACGTGATTACGATTGATCGCGGCACAAATAAAGTGCTG